GTGTGTGCAGCAGCACCTCGCGGTAGTTCTTGCCGCCGGGGAGGGTCGTCTCGGGGCCGTGGAACTGGGTCGACGTATTGCGCCCCTCGCCGCCAAGCTGCGTCTCCTCGATGGGGAGCCGATTGGCCTCAAGGTGCTTGATCACCTCCTCTCGGGGAAGGGCCTTCGAGCCCAGCGTGTCGAACTTGGAATACTTCAGCTCGTCGGGCTTGATGCCCGGCATCGCCGCGTACTGCTGCGGCGTCGCCTTGGCTTGACCCTTGGCACCGATGATCTTCGCCGCGCCGCTGTAGAGCTTGAAGGGCGGGACGCTGCCGCCGTCGGCGCGTTGCGTCCGGGGCCAGTAGCCGTACTCGTGAATGCTGTTGCCGTCCGTATACAGCTCGTCGGCTCGCACTGTCTTGCGGATGATCTTGTACTTACCGCGCAGCGTGCTTTCGCCGTGATCTTTGGCGTACTGTCGGTTGATGGTGACCCAGTCACCGGGATTTATGTTTGTCTTGGTTTCGGGTTCCGGCGGCAGCGCGCGCAGGCGCGCACGCTCGGCATGCGCCTTGTTGTACCAGACAGAACCGACGTTGCTTTCACCCTTCGGTACAACGCCGCGGCGCATGTTTGCAGCCATGGCCTTTTCAAGGTCCGCCAACTTTTCAGCGGTCGTTATGCCTGCTGGCACTGCGCGATAGATCGCCGCCATGGCGCTGGGGCGGCCCTTGAATTGGCGAATGATCGACATGGTACCGTGGTCGAGCGGATCGTCGCCGTGCCCGTAATACCGGGCGGCGTTGGGTCCGTAGATGTCGTCAGGATATACGCGCCCTTGACCAGTCAGGTCGTGTAGCGGTGCGCCGTCTTCGGGCCCCGGTGGCCGATGCTCGCCGCCGTAGTCGTCAACACCACCGCCGTCGGCGTAGTTCACGTCATCAGTTGAAGTGTCGAACGTACCGCGATTTCCGGTGGCTGATTTCACGTTCTCAGGGTCGAACACGACATATTCTGTGGAGCCCTTGATAGGCCCTTCATAGATTACGCCGTCGTGGCCTTTAGCGCGAAGTTCGTTCGTCCAGTCCACTGCGGCTTGCTGCGCGGCTTCGCGGCCATCGTGGTGTTCAATCATGCGAAGCTTTTGCTTGTCCGCTGTCGTCGCGTAATACGGTTTCGTTATGCGCGCGTGCAGTTTCATCACGTTTGGCGCGGCATTGCCGCGCTTTTGAGTGGCGTAGGCATTCGCGATCTGCGGCGACTCGGTCAAGTAGATGCCGTGGCCCAGCCAACCGGCGTCCTTACGGTTCGGGTGCGTCAATGAGAAATATTGAATGTCGTCTGACGTACCGTGGTAGACCGGGTGCCGCACGGCGCTGCCCTTGAGGAAGCGCGCCTTGTTGGCCTCGTGATCAACCGCACCGCCTTCGGCATAGTGCGAGGGGCCGATGTACTTGCCGCCGCCGGGGCCGCTGTAGCCGCCGCCTCCGGGGCTCGGGTCCATGCCGCCAGCAGGCCCCGGGTAGATGTTGGCCACTCGACGCAGCAGGGCGCGCTGGTCGCGGGCGATCATGAGGGCGCGCTTGACTTCCTTGTTCTCGACGGCGCCGCCTTCGGCCTTGCCGATGTCGGCCTCGTTCGGGTCGAAGGTGCCGCGGTTGCCGATGGCCGACTTGATCTGCTCGGGCTTGAAGGCGACCCACGACGTGCCGCCCTCGACCTCGTTCTTGTACTTGATGCCGTCGTGGCCCTTCTTGATCAGGTGATCGCGATACTTGTGCGCCATGTCTTGCGCCAACTCAAACGTAGGTTCGTCTTCGTTTCGCTCGCGCTCCAACGCATCGCCATTTACCTGCCGCCGATAGACGGGGTCATGCTCATACCAGTCAGCGTCGGGGCGGCGTTCCAAAATGTCTTCCACCCATGGGTGGTCGTACTTTTGAGACAGCATCCACTCACGCATCTCGCTGTCGGTCGTGATGTGCGGATTTTTGATGGCAAGATGCACTGGGTAGACGCGGTTGCCGCTCGTGGCACCCTTGGCGGCGCCGTACAGCCCCTTGGCAAACTTGTTGGCGACTTCCGGTTCTTCGGCAAAATGGCTGCCCAGATACGTTGACGGATCGTGCCCGCTGCCGACGCGCATCGTCGCGTCGCCAAATTCGTCTGCTTCATGCACCGGAGTGCCAACCGAGAACTCCGAGAAGTCCTCGGGCGCGTTCGTGCCGTGGTAGAGGCGTGCGGGTGCCTTGCTGCCCTTGAGGTAGCGCGCCTTGTTGGCCTCGCGGTCTTCCTTCGCGATCATCAGCGCGCGGCGGACGTCCTTGTTCTCGACGGCGCCGCCTTCGGCCTTGCTGATGTCGGCCTCGTTCGGGTCGTAGGTGCCGCGGTTGCCGATGGCCGACTTGATCTGGTGCGGGTGCAGCGCGATGAACCAGTCACCCTTGGTCGGGTAGTTGTCGGACTCGCCGCCCCCACGGATGATGATGCCATCCTTGTTGCCGAGGCGTAGGCGCTCTCGGATAGCGTCGGGGTCGGCCTTCACCCACTGCGAGCCCCAGTCGCGCGTCCCCTCGCCCTCGGCCTTGTTGCCGTGGCCGTAGCGCAGAGCGTAGTCCTTGGCCCAGTCCCAGAATTCCTTTGCGGAGGAGAATTCCAACGGGTTCTTGATGGAGAGGTGAACGGGGTACACCGAACCCGCGCCAGATGTCGGGTGCATCCTCTTGCGGTCCTCATCGCTGAAACCCGCCCCCGCAAAGGAACTCGCTTCCGGCGGCTCCGAGGTGAACCAATGACCCAGCGCAGTGAAGCCGGGGCTTTTGTTGGTGCGTTTGAACTCGGGTATGTCCTGCCAACTGCCGTGATAGACCGGATGCTGGACGGCACTGTCTTTCAGGAAGTTCCGCTTGTTGTCTTCGTGCTGCTTGCTGCCCGGCGGATAGTACGGCGCCGTGTCGAGGGCACCGCCTTTGGCCTTGGCAATCATCAGGGCGCGGCGGACGTCCTTAGCCACGCGGCACCGGCTTCGGCTTCAGCGCCGCCAGCATGCGCTCGTGGCCGTGCTGCGCCTCGCGCTCGGTCGTCGCGTGCGCCTGCGATGCTTTGGTCTTCATCAGGTCGCCGACCAGCTTCAGGTTGGCCTCCTGCAGGTCGGCCTGACGCTCAAGGTCGCGGTTCTCGTCTTCCTTGAGCGCCCGCTCCTGCTTGAACTGCACGTCCTTGGCCTTCGAGGCGATGTCGGCCGCCTTCAGCGCCAGCTCTTGGCTCTTGTCCTCGGGCGGCGCCAGCCCCGTCGCCTGCTTGCTGGCCTCGACCTGCAGCTTGGCCTGCCCAAGCTGGCCCTCCTGCTGGAGCTTCTGGGCCTCAAGCTGGAGCTTGGCGGCGTCGGCCTGCGTCTTCTGCTGCAGCGCCTCGCGCTTGATCTGCTGCTCGCCGTGCTTGACCTTCAGCTCCTCGATGCCCTGCTGCACTTCCAGCGGCGGCCGGTTCATCGCGCTCGGCGGCACGAAGAACTGCTCCGGGTTGTTCCATCCCAGCGCCTGCAGCGCGGCCGTGTCGACGGCAATCGGGTCGTACAGTGTCGGGCTTGAGCTTTGCAGTTGCTTCAACGCCATGACCTTGATGATGCGCTGCGTGTGGCTCGCCGTGTTCGGGTCGGCCTGCGGCACCAGCGCCTGCGCGTACATGTCGAGCGCGTCGGTGAACGTCTTCTGGTCCCACGGGAAGGCCGGCTTCCGGTTGCGCTGCCAGAAGCTCTCGGGATGCTCCTTGAAGCACTTGACGAGGAGCTGGAACTCTTCGGCCTGCGAAGAGTGCATGCGCTTGTGGACGCTGTTCAGGATTTTCTGCGACTGCTCGATCAGCGCCAGCGTCGTGCCGACGGGCGCGTCGGCGCGGCCCTCGCCAACCGCCTGCTCGGACGTGCCGCCCAGCCGCTGGCCCGTCTCGACAATGTTCTGCACCAGCGTCATGAGCGCCGCGGACGGCTCCTTGTACGGCAGCGGCGCGATTGCCTGACTGATCGGCATGCCGCCCGTCTTCACGAGCGCGCCGCCGCCCGGCGGGATGCGGAAGATGTTCGTGTTCTGGCGGCCGCCGGCGTCGCTGAACAGGAAGCCGGGGAAGTTGGCGTACATGCCCGCGTCGAGCAGCTCGCGCCACGCCGCCGTCACGGCGTTGGTCGTGTTGCCGAGGATGTGCAGCAGGCCGATGGGGTAGAAGCCGAAGCCCGGCACGAATGTGTACGGCACGAACACGGCGCGCGCCTCGGGCAGTTCCGCCGTGTCGGAATCGTAGTTGCGGACGATGCTCAGGATTTGCTTGCTGGTGACGTCGATGGTGACGCGCCACGGGACTTCAAGTCCGCTCTCCTTGCCCTTCCACTTGTGCTCGTAGCCCTTGATGTTCAGCTCGCAGTAGCACTCGTAGATTTCGCGGTCGCGGTCGTCCGGGTTCAACGCTTCGGGCTGGACGCCCTGCTGCGCCTTCTTCTCGCGCTGCGCGCTGTCGAGCTGCTGCGGCGACGGCGTCGAGAGCGAGATGTCGCGGTAGACGTCGAGGATTTGCAGCCGCTTCACGGTCGAGGGCCGCATCATCACGCGGTGCGTCACGCGCTTGGCGCTGCGGATGTCGGTCGCCGCCGCGTTGACGATCAGGTCTTCGGCGTCGACCGTCTCGCTGACGGGTCGGTTACGCAGCGGACAGAAATACACCTTCTTGAACGCGAGGCCGCCGAAGCCAAGCATCAGCAGCATGCGGTCGGTGTCGGGATAGTACTCGGTGGCGATGGCCGTCAGGTAGTGGTTGAGATCGCGTTCGAGCGCGTCGGCCATGCGGTCGGTCTGGAACGAGGCGTTGTTGTCGTCGACCCTGATCTTGATCGGCCCGTCGGTCGGCAGCAGCTCGGCGCGCGCGTTCGCCTGAAAGCGCAGCACGGCTTCGAGCAGCAGCGGGTGGCGGACGCGGTTCATGCCCTCGACGGGGGCGCCCTCGGCGGAACCGCCGATGCCGGGCACTTCGATCTTGAGGCCCAGCAGCTTGATGCCCTGCGCGCGATCCTCGATCCAGTCCCTGCGACTGTCGACATCGTCGCCGATTGCGCGGATCAGATCGTCGGCGACGCGCGACAGCTCCATCCCGTCGATCTTGTCGGCTAGGTTTGCGAACCAGCCCTCGTCGTAGGCGCTTTCGGCCTCCTCGACCGGCTTGCCGTCGAGGCTGATCGTGATCGAGCCGTCGGGGTGGTCGATCTTGATGACGTTGCCCTGATTGTCGGTGTGCTCGACGTCGGCATTCTCCGGGGCGTTCTCGACGACAACATCCTCGCCCGGAGGCAGCGCATCGGGTTCGGGCTCGACCAAGCGGATGTTGGGGCTCAACCCCGGCACTAAAGCCATTCAAAGACCTCGCAGGGGCGGGAGATTATCACATCAAGCGGCTGGCATGCTAGTGACAGAATGTCAAGCCCCGCCTATATACCGTACAAACTTTGCGGCGGCGCGCCACGGTGGCGCAGGCTCTCTCCGATTTCGGCGATGTGCTCGGAGCTGCGCGTCAGCATGTTCGTCAGGCGCAAGTGCGTCAGGCACTGGCTCGCGGTGTCGACGAGGTCGTCGTGCTTGCCGCGGGGGAACGTCGCGCACTGCCCGATGACCATCTCGGCCCACTGGCGGTCGGGCGCGTAGATCATGCCTTCCGCGAACAGGTGCTGCACTGCGTAGACGCGCGCGACCTTGTCGAGCGCGCCGGGATTGACGAGCTGCACGGCGAAGCCGTCGTAGCCGAAGAGGCGGCGCAGCTCCTGCGCAACGCTGTGGCCTGCCGCCTTGTCCTCGATCAGGAGCCGGTCGACCTTCATTTCCTTGCACGTCTTCTGGACGCGCAGCACGAGGTCGTGCAGCTCAAGGCGCTCCTGCCAAGCGTTCATCAACATCACCTTGGGCGACTGGTTCGCATACTCGCGCGGGTCGACGTTGACCAGCCGCTCGCCTCGTATCACTTGCTTCGACGGCACCGCGACGGTGTCGGACGAGAACACGCCCCAGACGGTCAAGGCGCTGAAGTCGTTCTCCTGCTTCGTGGTGAAAGCCGTGTCGAGGCTGGCGACGACGTAGTCGAACGGCGGGAACGCGGGCGCATCGTGGAGCTGCCACCAGTCGCGCTTGATGATGCCGCCGCCCTTCGGCTCCGGGCGCTGCTGTAGCTGGCCCGCGGCCTTCCACGGGCCAAGCCGCTTCTTCAGCACCTCGACCTGCTCGGCCGCGAACCGCTCCTCCCACAGCAGCTCGCCTGCCTCGGTGCGGGGGTCTTCCCAGCCGATGCTCGTCACGAACGCGCGCTCGGGCTCGTACTCCATCGGCAACATCAGGTGCGTCCAGCCCTCGTCGGTGTCGAGGATGTGGCCCGTCAGGTCTTCCTCGCCCAGCCGCTGCTGGATGACGATGTAAGCGCCGGTGCGTGCGTCGTTGAGGCGCGTCGACATCGTGCCGTTCCACCACTCGTTGGTCGTCTCGATCAACGCCTCGGACAGCGCGTCGTTGGCGGCGTTGGGGTCGTCGACCACGATGATGTTGCCGCCCTCACCCGTTACGCGCGCATCGACGGCAGTGATCAGCCGCTCGCCTCGCTTGTCGTTCTGGAATCGCCCCTTGGTGTTCTGGTCACCGACAAGATGGAAGCGGCTGCCCCACAGTTTCTGATACCACGGGCTCTCGATCAGGCGTCGCGTCTTCACGCTGTCGCGCATCGCCAGCGACAAAGCGTACGACGCATGCAGCAGCGGGACATGCGGCCCCGCCGTCGGCGACAGCTCGCGCTGCGTCCAGACCCACGCAGGAAAGCAGACGCTGACGATAGTGGACTTGCCGCACCGCGGCGGAATGTTGATCAGCAGCTTTCGTATGTCGCCGTCGGCAACGGCTTCGAGATGCTCGCACATCGCTTCGAGCGGCCAGCCGGGCGTGAACGGCGACGGGTCGACGTAGCGCCACGCCCTCTGCACGAACGTGTAGAGCGACGTCTCGCACTCTGCGCGTTCGATCTCGCGCAGCAGCTCGAACGGATTGGTGTCGGTCAGGCTCACTGCACGGCCGCGCGCGGCCCCGCGTAGTACCCGCCCGTGAGCACTAGCAGAACATTTAACTGGTTATCGGCAATGAGCCGCGCGGCGGCGGCGCCCGCATCCGTTTGCAGTGTTTGTTCCGCGCGAACACTCCACGGGAAGACGCAGACGGATATACGCACGCCGTGCAGCATGGCATATCGGACGATGTCAGGCGCCGGCGGGTTCAAAGCAGTGCCACAAGTCGTGGTCCGCGACAAAGACGTCGACGGCGAATTCGCCCGCGGTGCGCATGCCCAGCAACGCGACGAAGAGGTGGAGCAGATACGGCATGTCCTTTGCGCGCGCCTGCGCCGGGCGGAAGAAATATTTCTTGCCGCCGATGTGGACGTTCATGTCGCTGACGGGCCGCCGCGAACTATCGGCCATAGGTCAACAGCCGGACAACGTCGTCGGTACAGGCTGTATACGATCCGCCCTCGCGCATGACCAGCGTGTACTCGTTGTGCTCCGGCGCATACACGATGCGATAAATATCGCGCACTGGCACATATTCGACGCTGTTAGTCGCCGTTTTGATCTCCACAAATTTATCCATGTCTATCTCTCCTCTTTGCCTTTCGTCGCCTGCAACAAAATCTGCTTGAGCTGATCGCGTTGTTCGGGGGCAAGAGCCAACACGTCGATCTTCGTCGCCTGCATTTCAATCGCGCCGCCGTCCTTGCCCGTGACCTCTGTGATTATCTTGTCGCCGTAGACTTTCGGCAACACTTTCGACAACAGCCACTTGCGCGTGTCGATGCGCAGACGCGAGCGCGCAATGTGTTCGAGGTCGGGCACCAGCTTGCCCGCCTCGTCGACCATGTAGTCGTCGCGCTTGTGGTCCGCAATTTCGTTGATTTCATCGGCCCAACGCAACGCGACGACATGCTTGGCACGCGCGTACTGCTGTCCAAATCCGTTGTGGTCGTCGATGATCCACGCATAGATTGTGCTGTCGCTTATTTTCATCACATCTGTAATTTTAGTGATCGACGCGCCGTCGGCGACCATTTGCAGGATTTGGTTGGCGATTTCCGGTGTGTATCCGCTCGTCCTGCGCGCGGGAGATTTGCGCGTCAACCCCACGGCACCACCAATGCCGTCGACGAGGCGGCCTTCTTGGCGCTCAAGTCGGCGCGAAAACGCACGCCCCTTTGTTTTCGCGCCCATTGCCGCATACCTCACGCGCGGGCCTGCTGCATCAGCTCCAGCATAGCGATGACCGACCGCGCGACCGGCGTCGTCCCGGCCAGCCAGCGGTACACCGTGCGCTGCGTCACTCCGGCCAGCGTCGCGAGGTCGTCGTTGGTCAGGTCGAGCGCGACCAGCAGGGCGTCAAGGCGGCGGGGCGAAAGGTCCATCCCGCAACCTACGCCATAATGACAAAAAAGGCCAGCCCTTGCGGGCTGGCCTTTTCCGGCTCTCGGGCGGTGGGGGTACCTACGCCGCGAGCACCTTGCCAGCGCGGGCGCTGACTTTGACCGTCGTGACCGTGATGGTCTTGCTCGCCGCGAGGAGCTGCTCCTCGGTCAGATACGACCGCACGACCGGCATGTCGAGGCGGGTCTGCTCGAACGTGTTGATCTTGACCTTGAACGTCTTGCCCTCGACCTCGGCCTCGCCCAGCGCCAGCAGCTTGGTCTTGAGCAGGTCGGCCTGCTTGGTCAGGGCCTCGATCTGAGCCTTAACAACCGCGTATTCGTCGACAAACTTGGAAGTAGCCATTTTATTCGATCCTTTCGATGAGCCCCGTTCTTTGGGGTGATTGGAAGATGGGGCATCCATGACATAATGTCAAACCCTACTTTTCCACAGGCCAACAATAAGCTGCCGCAGGGATACGCCGTATTTTGCCGCCAGCGGCTCCAGTGCCGCTCTGGCGCCGTCGAGCGCCGGCTCGCCCGCAAACGGCACCCGCGCGTGCGTCCTGCGCAGCTTGACGCTCTGCACCGTGTCGTACGACACCCCGAAGTCGGCCGCGATCTCGCGGTACGGCCGCGGGTCGGCCAACATCGCCTGCACGACGGCAGGCGGCAGCTTGCGCGTCGACGGCACATCGTCGAACATGCGCCGAGCGGCCGCCGGATCGCGCCGGGCCAGCTTCCACAGCTCCACATTATCCACGCTTCTCTCCTCCCGAGGGTACGAGGGTCGGACCCCCCTAGGCCATTATTAGAATTCATTATACATACAGATATGTAATACGTATACGTATATTACTATTTATATTATCTTGTTATAGAGGGTATGTAGTACCCTCCGTCTCTTTATGCTGTTTTTGCGTTGTTTTTCAATCGCTTGCGACAGGGCCGGTGGCAGGGTACGAGCAGGGTACGTCGCCCTTCGGACCCTCGGCGATCCGCGCCGAAAACAGTCGCCGGAAGCTAAAGTATGCGCTTGACGGCGGCCCCCCCGCCGGGGGAACGGGCAATGACCCAAGGGTGACGGACCGGATTGACAATATGTCAAAACCCGGGGTAAAATGGTCTCCTCAAACAGGAGATCGTCATGAACATCCGCGAAATCGAAACCTACCTCGACCACGTCATCGCCGGCGACCGGGTCCTCTACAACGTCGACTTCGTCGAGCTGAAGAGCCGCCTGAACAGCCTGCTGGAGAAGGCCAAGGGCGCCGCATCGGTTGAGTACCTGAAGGTCATCCACCAGCCCGAGCACTTCCACAGCGACGAGCTGCAGGACCAGTACTACGGCACCATCTACCCGCACACGCTGGCCGGCTGGACGAAGAAGCTCCCCAAGACCGCCTCCGGGCCGTTCCTGAACGCGCTGGGTGCCTTCTGGGACGTCTCGGTACAGTTCACCCCGGTTTGCGAGAAGTTCCTCAAGGCCAAGCTGCTGGTCGTGAAGACCCGCAAGCCGAGCGAGCGCCCGCGCACCACGCCCGAGCGGACCCTCGACAACACCGGCACCTGCGCCTGCTGCAGCCAAAATGTGAAGCTGGACCGCGGCCTGATCGTCATGCACGGCTACACGATCCGCTGGGGCTACCAGAGCGGCCAGTGCTTCGGCGTCGGCTACCTCCCCATCGAGGTCTCCGACAAGGGCCTGCGGGCCGCCCTGCAGGGCTTTGAGAACAGCCTCGCCGCCGCCCGCCTCGCGCTGGAGTACAACCCCTGCACCCGCCGCGAGCGGGCCGAGCTGGAGGGCCGCATCGGCGGCTTGAAGAGCGCCATCGCCCACTACGCGGCGGCGATCAAGGTCTGGGCCCCCCGCCCCCTCCCCTTCGAAAAGAGGGTTTGACAGGTCCCGGCCTGTCCCATATTTGGG